GTTGAAACTAAACTTAATCTTGATGCTGTAGGAGCTCCAGATATAGCAGCAGCTCTAGTGCTTACGCCCACTGAAGTATCCCATTGAAAAGCTCCACCATTTAAAACTGTGGCTATCAAATCTTCACCAAAATTATCAAGTGACCATTGTCTTGCCTCTAATGTCACATTTGATGTTGTCGAAGGTGAGCCCCAACCTCCCGCACCCCAAGTGTCTGTGCCCCAACCAAAAGCTGATGTAGAAAGCTCAGGACCTATTGATATTTGATACTTTGCGTTACCTGATCCACCACCACCAGAAGTAGATCCTGACGCAGCAGCGGTTGTTGTTACAACATAAGCATCACTATTAGCAATAGAGGTAATCTCAAACTCTTTATTCATGTCAAGACCATCAATTGCAGAGAAAGAATCAAAAGTTACAAAATCACCTTTTTGAGCACCATGAGAGGTATCTGTCACAACAACGGATGTTGTTGCATTTGTAGTAAATGGATTAGTTAAGGCTTGTGTTTCTCTTATAGGTGTAATGTCATAGGCTAGGCCTTCCTCTACGACATACAGTTTTCTATCTGTCCCAATAGCATTATACCTCGTGCCATCTAAAGCTACCCAAGCATGTTGATCACGTGCAACACCTACTAAGGTTGTGGAGATAAACTTCTCCCATCCTTTGATCTTTTGTGGCAATCCTTGAAAAAAGCGTACGTTATCACCGTCCGTCCACTTGCCTTCGCCTGTGTAGTCGGTCACTTCTTTATTGATGCCTGGTGCTGGTCTAAAGTTAACTAAGGGCATAGGGCATAATATATTCTAACTATGAATCAATTTCCATATTAAAAGCAAGAGAATATCGTGGATTATGTGAAGAGTTCTTATTTACACTATGTTTTGCAAGTCCATGAAAGAATATTAGTTGATTTGACTTCATTTGAACATTATCTGTAAAATCTGGAAAAAACATAAATTGATCGGAGCTTGGAACTAAACAATTGTAGCTACCAGAAAACATTGTTGAGCCGTGAATATGGTTTCTTGTGTAGTCATTTTTATTGTGTTTCATTGCCCACGAGTCAAAAAAAGTTAACTCTTGTGCTCGGTTAGGATTGGGTTCCCTCATCTTATAAATAATCATCACCATGTCAGCTACCTTTTTAAAGAAAAATTCTAGGTTTTCCCTTTTTAAAGCTGATTGCCAAGATGTCATTTCGGCATGAACGTTAGTTTTATTAGTAAGTAAATTATCCTCCTGTATACATTTTTTTACTTCTTCAGTGACTAACAAATTTTCTTGTTCACTTAAAAAGTCCTCTAAAACGTATACAGCAAATAAAGAAAATTCATTATGTTGTAGTATTTTTATATTCATTATTTACTTCTAAAAAAACATTTCCTGATACAGTTATTCTCTCTTGATCTGATGTGTAAAAAGGATAAACACAATGTGCCATCCTCGCAGGAAAAAAAGCTATTCTTCCTTCATAATTTTTATCAGCACATATAATATCAGATTGTATGTTTCCTTGTATATCAGGATATACAAAAGAAAAGGCACCTGCAGCTTTCGTATTACTTGCTTTACAGTGTTCAGAATTTAATTCTTCTTCTTTTGTGTAAGGTATTTGTATCCATATAACAAAACTAAAAAGTCCTGAATGAACATGCACTGGATTAAATTCATATTTTTTTTGAAAATTTACCCATGTGCTATTTAAACAAAAAGGTAATGAATCTGTAAGAATAGTATAATGATCCATTATTTTAAATCTTTGAGTATAAATATCTTTTAATTCAAGAATATATGATTGAAGAATTTCTGGCCCTTTTGGTAAATGAAACTCTTTAGATATGTTACCTGCTAAATCTTTATTAGCTTCAGGTAAGTTTACATCTTGTATATGTAATTTTAATTGTTCAAAAATATGAACTGGTACATCATCTAATATGTAACCGTTGTCATTATCTAATGATTTTATTTCCATTATTTTTTTTCCGCCACTAAAGTCCCAACGTGACCTTTAAATGCTCTGTTACCAAAATGTGTTAAAGGCATGGATAAATCTGCCCATATCTCTCCACCACACTCTTCAGTCCATAGTCTTGAGAAGTAGTAATCTTCAGACAAATATCTTTTTTTATCTAATGTCTGATAAGGACCAACAGCAAATAAGTCATAACAATTATCAGATCTGTAATACCCTCCATTTACAATTTGATCAGACTCATACTTACGCTCTGGAAATTTTTTCATCATCGTGCGAAACACTTCTCTTTTAACTAGCATCATACCTGTAGCTGCTTCATTAACTTTAAAAAAACCGTTCTCTCCTTTTATTAATTCTGGATTGTCAAAGTTAACATTATAACCTAAAGCTTTTGCCTCTATTTCGTCAGGAGTTGCATTAGGATTTTCTTCTAATATCTTTTTTACTTTTTCTAAATAGATATGTTTTCTAGGGTAAATACCACAAACTATGTCTTTGTCTGCACATAATAATCTTTCAATATTTTGCCACTGAAAACCAATATCAGCATCAATAAATAATAAATGCGTTGCTACAAAATCAGTTTGATCCATCATCATGGAAACAATTGTATTACGAGCTCTAGTTATTAAACTTTCATTACCCATGGATTGAAATCGTAGTCCAACCTTTTTTGCCATACTCCATTGTTGTAATTCTAGTAATCCATGAACTGTCGCTTCTGAGACCATGCCACCATACATGGGCATTCCTAAAAATATTTTAAAATTTTTATCTTTTAATTCTTCCGGCTTAATCATTTTGTTCTCCTTCATTAAAACTGAACCATCCCGTAATGATGTATTTTTCATCTTCGTTTGATATTACGCCCCTATGAGTATGTGTAAAAAAAGCTGGCCAAATGAGCGTAAGTCCTTTCACTGCTTCAGTTTTAATTTTTTGATATTTAAATTCTGTGCCTCCGTTTTTAACATCATTTAAATATGTCATAAAAACTAAATATCTTTGAATGTTTCCAGAATAACCTTGATTTTCACAATGCCATTTTTTAAATCCACCATTAATCTTATATTTTTGTATTGCAATATTTTCATGAACAGCAAAATAATTAACATTGTTAGCTGACTCATATCTTTCTAAATATAAATCAAGGCATTTTTGTAATTGTTGTTGATATTCTTTTATCACGGGATGTCCGTTTGGACGACAACGAAGATCTAGACTGTCTTTAGTGCTCTTGTCTACGATTGTTTTTCCAACAGTGCCTTGCACAACTTTATCTTTATTTGCTTCATGAAAATCGATAAGTGCATCACATAATAATTTGTCTATGTACCATCCACCAATAAAACTCTTTATGTCAAATAATTCTTCTTTAAGCATTAAATTTTTTTAAATCACTTGGTAATCCTAATATAGGTCGATGATCAAATTTATTTTTTTCTTGAAAAGGTCCTTTTTTGTCATTGTAGTGTAAAAAAACTTGACCACAATCATATCCTTGAAAAGGCTCTCTCCAATGTTCTAGTTTTTCACCTTTGTAAACTAACATGTCACCAGGATTTAAATCTACCTTAATACCCTCTTTGCCTTCTCCTTGAGAAGGATCTAAATATATAGGCCAATTATCTCCACCCAAATTTATAGTAGTTGAGATTTCACATTCAGGTCTATCTTTATGTCTGTGTAAGACATCACCATATTTATATATTCTAGCATAGGAATAACACGGAACTAACTCTAATTCTGTAATGTACGACATAACAGGCATGACACGTAGGAGTAAAGTTTCCATTGCTACATCAGCATAATGAGAATAAGTCCCAGGCACTTGTCGATCATTCCAATGTCCCCACGACTGCTCATAAGGAGAAATGTATTTTTCCTCAAAAAGCTTTTGTGCTACTGCACGTTTATTTTGAAAGTAATTATAAACAAAACTAGCTAAATCAGAACTGATTGCCTCTCTTATAACTACATAATGATTATCTTGAAAATGATTACCTGTTGATTGTTTTTTCATTACTTCTCCTATCTATAAGGTAAACCTCTGTTCCATATAACTAAAGAATATCTTATTCCTGATGTTACAGGGGTAACTCTGTGCCAAACATAAGAGGGAAAGAATATTAATGTACCTTTTTTTCTAGCCTCTGCACATTTCATCATGACAGGTTTACTTTCACTGTCATTTCTTAAATCAAATTCAAAGTCTCCACCTTCATATTTGTCACCGTCTTCTAATGAAAGAGTTAAAGAAATTTTACGTATTAATCCTTCTTTGTCAGGTTTATTAAAAGCATCTTGATGCCAACTATAATGTTGATTTTCTGTGTACTTTGTAAATTGAAAACTTTCAGGAGAGACAATATCATAATTCCAACCTGCCGCTTTATTAGCTTCTCTTAGATAAGGCTCTATTTCTCTCCATATCCATAATTCATTCATCCAAACTATTGAAGAGTTTCTTGTTTTATAAAGTTTTGATACATCGTTTTGATTATCTACATTACCTTGAAAGCCCTCAACACTTGCTGTTTGAGCAACTTGCTCATTACCAAAAGCAATAATGTCATCACAAAAACGACTTGGTAATGCATCTTGAAAGTAATACCAGTAATTATCTAAGGTCATTTATATTTGATCAGATCTCACTCTAAATTGAAAAGATAAAAGTAAAATTGGTTTATTATTTTTATTAGCTAATATGCCATGTTGTAAATTTGAATTAAATACAAGGTAATCATTTTGTTTTAGAGTAACCATTTTTTTTGAATTTCTTGTAAGTCTTTTATGAAATTGAAATTCAACATTTAAAGAATCATCATTGCAATCAACTACATACAATACAGAAATCTCTGGACTGTTAGTAAGGTCGTAATCATTAATGTGATTATGTAAATTTATTGATTGATTTTGATTTAAAAAAATACCGTAGTTGTGCATTATCTCGATATTTTCTTTGTGATATAACTTGTAAAAGTCAACAAAATATTGATTTAGTCTTAATACATTTTCATCTTGGCTTAAATTAACATAATCTTTAGAGGGGTATAATTTATCTTTTGTAAGTTGTGAATCATAAGCATAATTCTTTATGACATTATTTTTTATATAGAATTTATCTAAATCAAGTGACTTAGAAATAAAACCTTTAATGTAAAAAGATTCTGATAGGACTACTTTATCTTTCATCTAGAAAGTTAAACAGCACTCCATGAAGATGTTTCTGTGCTCCATCTCAAAATTGTTCCATCAACGTCTTCTGCGTCCCAACTTTGATTTGACTCATTCCAATAAATTCTTTTTGTTTCTTCTTCCGTAATTGGCTCAGTAATAGGAGGAATCCATGTGCATGTAGTCTCATCAAGAATCCAAGAATTAAAAGGTTGCTCAGGTATAAATGCATCTTTTGTAGAATCATATTTTCCACCAATAGAGGCAAAGTTTTTCCTAAAAGCTTTTGATTGATCTGAAGATTCTGTTTGATGATCGGCTTCATAATGTTTTCCTTTAATTGTATTATAAGAGGTTTTTTTCCAATGAGGCCATCCGTGTATTGAATTTAAATATGCGATTCCTAAAGACTCTTGCTCATTACCATTTTCATCTTCTAAAACTGAGTTATCCACAACTTCTACGTGTAGAACTAAATTTTCATCACTTAATTTTGCAAAATGTGCCATTACTGAAACTTGTACCTAATAATTACTTTACCACTTCCACCTGTGCCATTAGCTCGAGTAGAGGGTCCTGCTCCACCTCCGCCACCGGTATTAGCTGTACCTGGTCTTCCTGCTCGAGGTCCACCTGTTTGACGACCACCTGCTCCACCACCATCATTAGCGGGACCTTCGGAACCTCCACCAGAGCCTCCACCGCCACCTGCTCTACTTGAGAAAGTGCCATCTATATTGGTAGGTGATCCTGAACCTCCACCACCTGCGGTGTTACCTGATCCATTTTGACCATTACTGCCTGCTCCACCACCACCTGCACCTGCTTGGTTAGAGAAAGTTCCACCTGGTCTTCCCTCAGGAGGTGAAAATCCCCCTGCATTACCTGTTCCACCAGATTGAAAGGTGTGTTGTCCACCACCAGATCCGCCTGGTCTTCCTTGGCTACCACCCCCAGATGAAGTTATTGTAGAAAAATTTGATGAACTGCCAGGACTGTTGGGTCCACCTCCACCACCAATGGTGACAGGTATTCCACCTGTTGATACTGGTAAACCTCCAGTAGCGGGATTTGGATAGTCAAGTCTAAAACCACCTGCACCTCCACCACCTGCTC